ACACAGGGGACAAGGCGCTAGCGAGAGGCCAAGGGGGGGGGTCACGTTCGGCAGGGTCACCAAAAGCTGGACAGTCTTGGGCCACCATGGCATCAAAAACATAATGCTCGATCGAGTCAGGCAAGCACCACACACTGCGGATCAGGCGGACACAGGACTTGCATTGTGTCCTATCAATCCCGTAAATATGTTCGTACTCGGTGTAAATTTCCTCGCTTTCACTTATGGGCTCCTTACGTATGAACCGGCGGTATTCTGACAGTGTCATTTTAGCTTGCTTGCTGAGAAAATATTTTTGCTCAGCGGTGATATCGAGTACGTGGCTTATGAACTCGCGAGCCACAGGTAGGTGCGAAACGGCAAATTGCGTGGCATAAGCCACCTCGTGGCAGTAAGCAAGGGGGGAACTTTCAGCCAGGTTTCGAGTATTGGCCACAAAAATTTTGGGGAGGATTTTGCCAGGCTTGGGCCCGTAGGCGAACTTATTGGCATTGTTCGCAGCCCAAAAACGGCCACTGCAAAATTCCATGTCAACCCTCCAGCGGGAGAAAGATATTTTAGCCGTAAATCCTGCCAGTTCCAAGAAATGTAACAAACGGCGGTGAACGCGCTCTTGATTGCATACGGGCAGAACCATCGCATTGTCGTCACCTGCAACAATGTCCTCGGCCAATTTGCCGAATTTAATTGCTTTAGCAACAACACACGCCACCTGAGTGGTGTTGCCAAGCGTCGTGTCAGAAGAACCGCTGCCTTCTCGCCCCTCAACATGGTAGCGTACGCCATGGTTGCTTCGCCCGTGGTTGTTGATTTGGGCACGGAAGACGGCGACGGCTTCCTCCGGAGCACCCATGGATGCGAAGAAAGCGGCCCGCGCTTTCATAGCCTGCTGGTCTAGACTGGCGTCAAGACGCACAATGTCAAGCATACAGTAACAAATTTCGCTAGACCAACGCGCTTCGGACAAGGCCAGCCAATTATCAAGCATGCCGGATGTCATGCCTGGGCCATACGTAACGCCCATGTGAGTCCTGCGTGCAGCTATTGCTTTACTAAAAGCATGACAAAAGGGGCCGGTGTATGCAAGGTTCAGAGGGTCACATGGTTGGATAACACGGGGGTCGAACCCTGCAACGTTCTCATTATCATCGTCGAATTGTGCCGTTATAGGGCATTCAGGGTTTCGTTTATTTAAACATTCAACTTTAACGAATGCTGTCTTGTCAGATATACTATAATTAGTATGGTTCATGTTATCTGACAAAGCACGGCGTATCTTGTTGCGCTTGGGGCCAGGGTACCGTTTAATCCACGTCTCGAAATCAGTTGGTGCTATTGGGCCTAAACCACCGAACATTTTAAGAAGAATCTCAAGTCCTTGGTTTGCCCACCATCCTGGCGTTGAAACAGGTCGCGCACATGTGGCCCGATTACTGATTGCTATGTACTCATTATGCAGGCAGTTGCGGGCTATGACAGGAAAGTGGTTGGTAATTGCCAGACCCACATGGTGTGGTCCATAAGTTTCACGACACTCGTGATTTGTCAGGTCGTTTTCAATGGCTGTGTCGAAACGCACACGAACTGATGATTCAGCTTGCTGGGGCGCCACTTTACGATTTCGGGCACAGTGTGTCTTGGGGGTGGGCAATTTGACCGGCCATCGTTTAAAGATCATGGCATGCAGGCGGCGAAAGAAAGTTTTGAGTTGGTCAAGTATTGAGGCAGGATAAGCATACACCATTCCACTCAACCACTTAAGCAAACTAGCCACGACGTTATGAGACAAATGTGAGGGGTATTCCACTGCCGACCAAGCCATGGTCTTCAACATGGGCCAAGCGAGCACAATTGACTCATAAAAGTTACGCATTTTCTCAACGTTGATTGGCGCTGGTGGTGGCTGGGAACATAAACGGGCTACCCGCGACTGAACAAACCGCTTAATCTGCCTAAAGTTGACGTTGGTAGGGCGCTTCTCCCAAAGCCGCAAAAAGTAGGCTTTGGTCGCCAAAACAACTTGAGGAATGTGCCGCAAACAGCTAGCTGTTTGGCCATTGGTGAACCCGTCAGCGACATTGCGCATTTCAGTCATGAGATTATTTAGTGCCTCAATTGTTTCCAAATCAGGTTTTTCGAAGTATGGGTCATGGCCACGCTCCTCGAAAAGGTCGTTGTTTCGGAAAAGCATGCGTTGTTTCGTCTCATGCCGGATGGGAAAAATGCGGTCAACAACTTCTATATACCGCAAGCGCCAACGTAAGGGGAGCAAGTTGTGCACAAACTCGATGATTTTTTGCACAGTCGGCAGTTGCCCAAATCGCAAATGGAGCTTATTAACGAGCCGACGAAGTAGTCGAATTGGTGTCTTAGCGTAGTCACACAAAGACGCTGGCTTAAACCCGAGCATTTTGGCTGCCCAGGTTATGAAGGCGAACGCCTTACCTTTGATAAATAGGTTATTCACTAATGAAAGGAAAGGTTGTGACACATTGCGGAAAAAGTCAACAAACCGCGGGTTACGCCTTTTGAAACGGGTCCACGACTTGTTGATGTTGCCCATGCGCGGGTAAAAGGGCTCACGTAAGCGGTAATTGTGTTTTTGATGGAGGTCGCTATACTCTTGTGTGAGCCGCAGCAATTTAGTTTCAGCCTCGACATTTTGCATGAGTCCTATGGCCACTATATACGCGAGACTTAAAGACCGATCGTTCTGGGACGAAAGCGATATCTTGGCCCAATTTCTAGCCTGCACGTACGCATTCTCGTATAACTGTGCGTTACGTTCCTTACCAGCAGCCCAGAAAGCTATATAATCGACACCTTGTCGGGGGATGTACACGTAACGGTCTTCAACGTGTACTCGAACCTCGTTGCCCGCGAAATAGACGGCGTTAATCTGGGTTAACCCAAGTTGGTGGTTGAGTTGTCGCATCTGCCCAAAACCTAATCCGTCGGGGCACATTTTCCCGTAATAATTTTCAGGGAGCTCGTGGAGGGGCAGGTGGTGGACTCTTCTAGGCCTCTCATCAACACGGACAACACGGTAAGCCCGCAGGGGTCCGAACGTCGCAAGCAGGTTATATTTGATAACCAGGCGCTCTCGTCCAACCCTAAACCTCCTGTACCCTTCCATAACGTAGTCGGTGTTTTTGCGGATGACGCGGTTGCCAGCGGGAGTCGTATAAATTGTCCCGTCGGGGGTGTTAACATAAGACACCTCGGGGGGAGTTTTGCGATGAGCGAACAACCCTCCACGTGCACCAGGGAGTTCATAGTGTAACAGGTACATTGTCTTGCCCGGTAGGGTTGCATCTCTATAGTCAGTCCGCGTGAGTAAGTGTTCTGTATCAACCACGATTGTGATGGGCTTATCACAAAGGGCACAGTGCACTCTCGGTCCACACCGACAATCCGATAGCCACGAATCATTTTCCTCAACTGTAGTTGTTGGTTTCCGGCTATGCATATTGTCTCGTTTTTCATAAGTGATGCAACAAGTCTGAGTAGGGTCCAGACCGTGCACCCTTTCCAAAAAGTCAATTGCATAGTTATGGTGCAGGCGCCGTAAGTATCCGGGTTGATGGTCATACTCAACACCGAAATGCAATTCCGGAAGGGAAGCAAGTACGACATCATAGTCTTTATCCTCAAACCCAGGCTTGAGCGGGGCGTCACGAACCACTCCCAATTGTGGCAGGGGTCCTTGGGGGACGGCGGGGAACGGAGGGTTACCCGGAACGGGTGTTTTATCGAGCAGTGCGTGAAACCGTGCTTCAAGGCTATCATCAAGGACCGCCTCGCCAAGTTTTTGCAAATGCTCATCAACAAATCTCCCAAAACGAATTGGTTCTTGCTGAATTTGTTGGGCAGCCATTAGTTCGTCGGCTATAACGACGTGATCGTGGTCGTCAAGGCTACGACCGATCGCGGTTGTGACATCGTCTTTAGCCTCGTT